AACTTCATTTGATAGATATGATTATCTTCCCTGTCAGGATTAGCATCACAAATAATCAAAGATTTAGGACTATCATCCTCATATTTCAACCCACCAGCGGTACCAGCCGCTCTCGTAAACAAAGTCTGTATCTGCTCAGGCGTACTTTGTTCCACCTGCGAATAAAAAACTATATCCCAATGCGAACCTAAAAGTTTAGACTCCCGATCAGCACCTATCAGAACCATCTCTGACTCATTAGGGAACTTTAGATTAGTGAACTTAGAAGCACCCATAGCCTCAATAGGCGACAACGGATCATCAAAGTTATAACGCAACAACTCTTTGATAGAAGGTCTAATAGTTTCACTCAAATCTACCTGCTTCGCCCTGATAACCAACACACGAAGTTTAGGTATCGAGAAACATTTATGTATCAAATCCTCCAATATCACCAGAGTCTTAGCTACACGCGTGGGACCCGCAACAACAAGTTTCTCACCTTCATAGTTCTTAACAGCAAGGCAGTTATCGCTCTCATAACCATAAAGTTCAGGGTTCCGCCAAGCCCACACTGGTATCTCAGTGATAGCGTCCTGCGAAACAGGCCGACCAATCTGATGTATCTTGAACGCGATCTCAGCCTGACGATCAGGATGACGCTGCTTATTTTTCAAATACTCCTCAAGCACCTTATCAGACAAATCGTGCAACTCGCCAGGGATCGGAGTATAAAAGTCCTTTATTTCACAACCAAAAATCTCCGCCAACTTCTCTTGATGTTGTTGATTAGGGACTTGAACTTCATGTTCCCAGTTCCAGATACTACCGTGACTCTTGTAACCAAAGGCTTTCCCTACTTCCGACTGCGACATACCGGCAAGTTTACGCTGTCTTTCAATAAGAATACCCGAAGGTCTAAATAAATCGCCTTTCATTCAAAAATCTGCCCTTAATATATCTCTCACAGAGATATGAAACGATTGCACACGTTGGCGCAGGTGAGGCTTTAGAAATGATTTTGATATAATGGACTGGACAGGCATTCTCCGCCTGCCGTTTGCGCCTTGTTTAATTTCTGTTGTTAGTCCAATCAGCAAAATTAACACGAATAACATTACTATGATAAGTGATATTTACGCCTACAAGTGTAAGATTATACACCCCACGCACTTCAATCCATTCATCACCATCTTCAGTAGATAAAAAGTTCTGTTGATTATTAGTTGGATTAGATACCTCTCGCCATTCTTGATTATCTACATGTCGCCATTCAAAACCTGTGGGACTAATACCTAACGGACTATCTATGGTGATACGCCAACGTTCCGCTCTGGGACCGCGAGAGTTCACTTTGACATGTCGCGCTAACAACCGCGTCCAATCTGATTCGTCTAATCTGACGTCCGGGGAGTTAATATTATTTGGATAGTTGGCACGCACTAATATGTGATTATTGATGCCTCCAATAGCGAAGTCGTGGTGTTTGACATTGGTGATAGCACTACTATACGCTGTACCATTGACGTTGGTCTGATAGGAGGTAGGTTCAAATCCACGCGGTTTCAACCAGAACACACGCCATACTGGTGTATCGCCTTGATCGCGCTGATATACAACATAGAGTCCAATAGGTCTATTATCAGGGTTATAGTCGTATCTGGCGATCCGTATAGCCTCTGACACTTCAAGGTTAGTGAAATGACTGCGTACTCTTATGTTGTCGGTCGCTCCAGTAGTGCCGTATCTATGGGGACTTGACGCTTCAAAAAACAGACCGCTGCTAATGCTTATCTCTGAATAGTCAATGGTATGTAATGTGAAAGTGGGTGTTTCCCAGGTAACCTCATAGTTGAAGCCACCGCCGTCTCTTGGTGTCTCTGTAACCTGCACATTCTGTGGACGTTCGTCGATACCTGAGCCAGGTTGTGCTGTAAAGTTCTCGCGTAGGACGCGCACGTATCGCGACGCTCTTCTATCTGTAAAAGTTGTGCGAACTTCTATATGTGTAATATCAGGTGGTACCGTGAACGCTGAACTTCGCACGTTTGGTGTGGTATGTAGGAGTGTAGCTTGCCCTGGGTATGTTATATCAAAGCCGTCAATGTTTTCGTCTTCTATGGGTGTGTCCCAGCGGACGGCTATGTTCATGCTCATAACCATGCCGTCGGAGCCGGTGGTTATTTCTGATACAGAGACACGCACATTGCGAGGTTCAAAATGGAAGGACGGCGGTCCTGTATCGCCTTGAATGATTTCCAAGCCGGGTTGTCGTTCTAAACCTTCGCCTTCTAATGAGGGTTTGCTGAATACGCGTTCTGTGCCCATGTTGGTTACCTCAGGTTGGTAGTCACATTATCTTTTCTATGCGACCATCTGGCTGTGGGTCCCATGGTAGCAGCGTTGACTCTGAAAGTGAGTCCGTCATAGTAGTCGAATGTTCTTGTGCGTATTCCGTCTTCAAATGTTTCGTCATGTGCGTTGTTCCAGTTGCTGTCGTCTGTTAGGTCAGCGTCGTTTTCAGCGTGTTGGACGAACAGGTTGCCTGTTATGGTGCCGTATACAGAGACTCTGAACGGTCCATTGGGTGTGAAGGGATTGCCTGTAGTTTGTTCGTTTGTTAGTGCTATATTAGCCATAGTTTTCTCCACAAAATAGAGATTATAACTCTATGATAACGTATCATTCTTTTTTTGGCAAGGCAAAAAGTGGATAAAAGTTAAAATAGCGACCGTCTGGAAGCGGACGCTATTTTAGGAGGATTTGGGGATTGATTTTAAAGTTGGTGAGCAGAAATTTGATTTGCTAAAGTGGACAAGAATCTTCGTGCTTCTTGGTAGTTTTCTTCTGAAATTATACCTTCAGCGAATAGAGCTTTGGTAGTTTCGTGAACTTCGAAGTCGCGAGCTTCATCTTTGCTTAATCCTGCTTCTTCGGGTATCTCGCGCATGATAGTTTCATAGCTTGTTGTTTCATAGGTTGTTACTTCCATCTCTGTTTGTTTATCTCCTTTCTTTATGTTATCTGGTGATTATTTTACAGGAAGGTAATGTAAAAGTCAAGAAAAATTAAAAAGGGCGTTTTCTGCTTAACTGGTATGATATTATATTTACATTGGATTAGTTATATTTCACCTCTTGTGTCCCCTTAATTGTTTAAAATGGTGATTATTTTCTTTTATGTTAATATTATCTAAACCTCTTAAGCACAAGTAGCACAAGTATTCCCTAGTCCTTTACGCGTGAGAGAGAGTTTAAGAAAAGGGTATTGTGTATTAAGGACTAGGGAAAACTTATGCGACTTGTGCTGACTTGTGCTGTTTGGTCATAAAAATGCTATGTGTTAATCTGCTAATAACTGATTTTTGGTAGGGTTGTAGGCTTTCCCCTGGTCCTCCCTTTACGCGTGAGAGTATATAAGAAAAGGGTTGTGTATATTAAGGGTTAGGGAAATAGCCTACAAGCCTGCAGAGTGTGCATAAAAAATGCCCTGTAATGATAAAATTTACAGGGCATTATATCTAATGTGGTTATATCATTATGTTATATTATTATTGACTTGAGGAAAGTGGCACCACTTTTTGGCCCCCAGTTTCAGTCTGTTTTTTTTAATGCCACGGGGTCAATGGTGGTATGGCTCCGTGCGATTATATATTTTTTGTGGAGATGGTGGCCCCTGGAAATTTCTGGGTACTGCCCCCCGGGGCCCCTTTATTCTCTTTAATTCATATTACTGGCCCACGTCTTAAAAAAGTGGGTGCCGCGATCTCCAGTTGATAATCATTGACTTTGTTATGGCTGCCACTCAGCAGTGCCGCCTCAGTGCCGCTTATAAAAAGTGGGTGCCACCTAAAAAAGGACGCCGTCATTATCATTTTCATGATATTTCTCATTTGTATCTTTGTGTGTAACGCCGTAATAAGTCTTTTCTCTATTTTCGAATTTTCGTGGTTGTGAGGGTCTTTTGATATTAAGTATTTGGCATATTGCTTTTCTAAATTTATTTCTACTTAATGGTTTATCGAAGCCTTCTTCTTCTGCCCATTCTTGGTAGTGTTGGTAAAGATCTTTTTCGAATATGTATGTTTCGATATTATTTTTATCGTATTGATAAAATGTATTGAAGAAGTCGAAGACTTGGTTATTTTCGCGTTGGTATTTCTCGCGTTCTTCTCTAACTTCGATGGTTTCGCCTATTTGTCCGGCGGTAAGTGCGTTTTTCATGTTTGTGAAGGCTTGGTTGAAGAACCCGGAGAGTTCTGTTTCTGTGGTGATTTTATGAAGGAAGTCTGGGTCTTCCTTTGTATGTTTGATGTCCCATGGTAGTATTGTTAGTCTTTGTAGCCATGCGTCGGTATTATCTCGACTTTTTGGCATTTCGTTGCAGGCGGCTATGAGGTTTGCGAAGGGTCTCATTTTGAATGAGTCGACGCCTTTTTTTTCAACTTCTATAACGTCGCCTTGTGAGATGGCTTTGATTATGGAGTCTTGTGTAAAGTATCTGCTGGATAGGTCTGATGATGTATTGGCGAGTTTGCCGTAGAGTGAGCTTCTGGCGAATACTAAACTTTCGTCGTTAAGTTTTTGTAGCGTGGTGGCTGATACATTATTTCCGCCGAGTAGTGCGTGTATCAGGTGTAGGAAGGTAGATTTGCCTGTGTGTGTCGGTCCTAATAGAACGAAGACTTTATCAAATGGTAGTTGTTGTAGCATGGAGAGTCCTGCTATTTGGTATGCCAGTTTGACTAGGTCGGGTCTACCTTGTAGTTTTTCTTGTAGGAATTTATCAATCTCTGGGCATGTAGCGTTTTCGTCATAGCTCACTGGTAGTTGTATGAGTGATATAAAATTCGGGTTATGTTTTTGTAGTGTACCAGTGTGAATATCTATTATGCCGTTGCGTAGGTTGATATGGTTAGGGTGTTTGAATGGGTATTCTCCTAATGGTGGTAGGGGTTTCATGCTTTTGTTGCGTAGTAGTGCTATAGTTTCGTTCACGTAGGTTGTTTTTGCTCTGATATCCAGTTTTTCTATAATCATTTTCTCTAAAGAGTTGCCATTGTCGAGACTATAGACACCGTTATCATATTTTCTGATACCTTTTTCTGTGGGTAATGATATTGTATGTATATCATTATCTACTTCTAACTCGTGTATCATGAGTTCGGGGTTGAACGCGCCGGGAAAAAACCTTTGTGGCTCGTTTGTTTCTTTGTAATGTTGGTAATGATCGAAGACTCGTTTCCGTTCGGATTCAAAATCTTGTTGATCAGTAGACTCTTCTTCAAATCTTTTGCTTTCTTCTTCAAATCTATCTTTAAGAGATTTGCGTTCAGGTTCGCGTTCTTCTTCTTTTCTAACCGTCATTTGGATTTCTCCCTTTTTTTGTTGACACATATATTATTTTATGATACAATATATGTAATCCTTTGATAATAATATAGTCAGGCCCGCTCCGATTGCGGGCTTGCCTTTTGTGTATCATATCATAAAAGGCTAAAAAAATCAACAGGATTTACTCTTGACAAAAATCTCTGTGTGAGTTATCATCCACCTTATCCAATTATCCAAGTTCAAACTCTCAAAAGAGGTATGGCAGTTTGAGCCCGCAGAAATGCGGGCTTTCACTGCTCTAAATCTCTATAGCAATTCTTTGCACTTGCCCGTCTTTTACGAGCAAATACTCATCTACACGCGATAACAATGTGGTAACGGATACACCAAATATCTCGGAAGCGCGACAGATAAGAGACCATTTCATCTCGTGATTATCCCTTTCAATGCGTTCCAATGTATGGAGCGAAATACCTGCCTGTTCACAAAAATCATCCTTGGACATATCCGCAAATATCCTGTGCAACTTCATGTTCTTTCCAATAGTCATCTGTAAACACCTCCTATAATATGGAATATAGTATATCATAATCTTAAGATAAAGTCAAGAGAAAATGGCATATTTTGGCAAAAAATCGCATTTTTTACTTGACTTTATGCCAAAAATGTGATATAATATATACAGCAAAATGGCAGATTTTGGCAGATTTTGAAAATGCCAAAAACAAAAAATTGAAAGTGTCCTGACAAAGGACAGACAGGCTAAAGTCTGGATTAACAAGGAGCAAAATAATGGTATTAGTTGAAATGGGAATTCATCCCGAGTCTGAAGCTGGCAAAGCGTATCTTAATTCTCTTAAAGAGAAACACGAACACGAAGTAGAATTAACTTCAGGTATGTATTATATCTGTGATCCAACTTGTATAGAGGACTCTGAATGGATAGAGGAAGCGGGCGGTCCCGTGGCAAGGTTGCGGGTTCATGATGGTTCTTATCTTATTCGTGGGAATACTGCGGCTGTGCTCTCCAGCATAGACGACTATGTAGAGGTTGATGGCGGCACATTGGCAATCTTTTGTGGTATGCCGGTCAACTTTGCTCATTGCCACCTCTACGGCACTATTATTAGGCTAGAAGACGACGCAACTTTGATTGTAGACGGCTATCATATTTATCTGGAAGATTAGAGTAGTTAACCTGAAGGCGGGTGTAATGCCCGCCTCTATCTAAAGGAGATTATGATGAGTTATGATGCTTGGAAATTGGACACACCGCCTTGGTGTGAGGATGCGGAGCCTAACTACTGCGGTGATTGTATGGTAGAGATAGAAGAAGAAGAGACGCACTGCAAGTTTTGTGATACTCTCTATCGTATGACACCTTATGAGAATGCCGGTAAGAACTCTGGTATATTGGCATTCAGAAGTGGTAATCATTATATCACTTTGGTATTTGAAGATGGTAGTCTTTACAGATACACCAAAGAGAGTGCTGGTGAAGATAATCTGCGGTTAATGCAGAAGTTGGCACGTGAAGGTCAAGGCTTGAACAGCTTTGTGAGTATAAATCGTCCGCCTTATGTGCATAAGGAGAACCTCAATGGCTAACGAAAATGTGGAGTGTCTGACGGATTATGTTGAAGAAAGCGGCGCAGATAATGTGGAAGAATTTGTTAAGGCTATAACTTCAATTTCGGATGAGTTTCTTGAATTGTTTGGTGCGCAACTCAGTAAGATCATAGATATATTGCCACTTGAGTCGTTAACTTGGAAAATAATTGCGCAGTCAAGTTTGGTTATGGCAGAGATCATGCGAAGGGAGGCGACTGATGAGTAACGAAAACGGCAAGTTAGAGAAATGGCAAGTGCAAGAACTTTGTGATGAAGCCGTCGCGATAGGTCAACTCAGGCCCGAGATGTTGAACGAGTATATCTATGAGTTTGACCATCGCGGCAAGCCTGTTAGGGATTTGACAGCGGCCAGTTATAGTCAACTGGCCCTCACTAATAACTTAACCACAGAGGAAATCACCAAGACAGAGATGTTTGCGGAAGAAGGTGCAGGTGTTTTCTATGAAGTCACGGTGGCGCGTATTGAGGACGATGTGCCTAAAGAACTCTGGATGCGTAAGTATGGTGTAGCTTTTGAACCTTATATGTTGAACGGCAGGTTTGACAAGTTCTGTTTTCAAAAGGCTCTCACGAAGGCTACGCGTAATGCGATTAAGCAGTTTATCACGGCTACTGCCAGACACGAAGCTATTAATGCTTTGCAGGGTATAGTGCCCAAAGAACTCTCACCGCGTGAAAAGGCTATGAAACATTGTTTTGCTGTGTATGATGAACATAAGGAGGCGTTGAAGTCTTTAGGTATCGCTGATGCAGCGTTTTGGCAGGCGGTTAAAGAAGAATACAGCGTGGAGTCGCGGGCACAGATGACGGAGGCTCAATGGCATAATCTGACGAGTGCCTTACAGGTGGAGGGCGAAGATGGTCCCTATGCGCCTTGGATACGCGAGTTAGAAGTAGAGGAGATGTTTTGAAGAAGTGGGTGTTTCTTGAGAAACATCTACTTGATATTGAAAAGCATCTCACAATTTTGTGATATGCTTTTGTGCCCTCACAATTTTGTGATGGCACTGAAAAGCACCTCACCATTTGGTGATGTGCTTTTGTGCCCTCACCATTTGGTGATGGCACTGAAAAGCATCTCATCATTTGATGAGATGGTCGCAAATTTAGCAAAAGGGGTAAACTGATGAGTCAAAATTTCCCTGATAACTCTATATATCTTTATGATAATTTAGAAGTGATGCGTGGTATGAACAGCATGACTATTGATTTGATTGCCACGGATCCGCCTTATAATACAGGCGCAAATAAGGAAGATGTCGCTGGTGTTTACATGGACAACTGGCATTGGTCGAAAGAGCATGATGATTGGTTGTCTGAATTGCTTCACATTCATCCACCCCTATATCATGTTATATCGTCATTCAGAAAAGTCGAAGATCATAATATCGCAGCTTTTGGTTGTTTCATGGCTGTTAGATTGATTGAGATGCATAGGCTATTGAAACCCGATGGGAGTTTATTTTTGCAGTGTGACTATAACGCTGTCCATTTGATAAGGTGTCTCTTAACCTCACTTTTTGGTAAACATAATTTTGTAAATCAAATTGTGTGGCAAAGGAATTTTGGTCAAAACACTTCTAAAAATAAATTCTCTAATAATGTAGATTATATTCTGTATTATCGCAAAAGTAATGTTTTTAAATGGAATAGACCTACCATGCCGCGATCTAAAACGGCTTTAGCCTCCTATAAGTATCAAGATGAACGTGGTAGATACAAAAAAGAGAGCTGTGTTGCACCAAAATCTCCTGGTAGAGAGACTTTTTGGCGGGGACATACTCACCACTGGAGGCATTCCGAAGAAAAACGTGAAGAGATGGTGAAAAAAGGTGAAATCATACTGAATGAAGATGGTACCGTGAATCCAAGGAACTGCGTTAAAAGTTATTTAAATGATGTTGCTGATATTACTATGCGTTCTTTATGGACAGACATTAATCAAAGAGATCCACGCACAGGCTGGCCTACTCAAAAGCCGGTGTCATTATATCAACGCATCATAGAAGCAGCTTCGTTGCCTGATGAATTAATTTTAGATCCGTTTTGTGGTTCAGGTACCACTCTTGTAGCGGCCAAGAATACAAATCGCCGCTGGATAGGCATTGAACATAAAAGCGAAGTTAAAGAAATTATCGTTCAACGTATGATGGGTATCACAAAAAAAGAAGCAGAGCGTTGTGAGTCTTTAGATGCCGAATGGTATAATAAACAAAGACAGCTTTTAGATATTAATATCATAGCGGAACCGCCTGTGCGCGATGATATAACAGGTCAACAACTCGATTATATGCCGGACACACCAAGATTTCGTTTACCAAAAGGTTATGAGCTTCACACAAATGAGGAGATGAAAGATGAACTGATTAAAATTGCCGGTTTAAAATGTTGGGGCTGCAATATGATACCGCCTAACAATGACAAAAGACAACTGGTATTAGACCACGATATACCACGTTCACTTAAAGGTTCTGATAATATTGACAATATGACTTTGCTGTGTTCTGCGTGTAATAGTAGTAAAGGCGACACCAGAACCCTTCAAGGTTTACGACAAGTTAATAAACAAAGGGATTTTTTACACCCAAACGAACCTGTGGATCTCGCCGTAGCAAACTCAAAGAAACGAGAGTTGTATGAAAATGCACGCGACAACGCTGAAAAACAAGGTATACTACAATATCATAGCGACGCTGATACCAAGCCCATTGTAAAAGGTGATAAGCAACAGGAGGCTAACATAGAGAGACAGCAGATGATGGATATTGTGTAAAACGCACTTGACTTTTTATCTGTTTTATTGTATAATACCTTTTAACATTTTATGGAGGTGTTAACAATGGGCGGATTATTTGAGTATACGGTTAAGAACGAGTTGCGTCAGGTGTATTTTGAGATAAATGATATGTTTGATTTTAGGTGTGGTACGCCTGGTGATTTGCGTAACAGAGAGAAACACAGGTTAAGTCCTTGGATGGTTCTCAATAAAGAGAGTCGTAAAGTGTCAGTGTCGGAGCGATTTGATATATCAAATAGGCAGTTAGAATACATGCGTAAGTCGCCTGAATATAAACAGGCAGCGGTCAACTATATTACGCTGCATAATGGTATAGTGAACGATCAAACTCTAAACATTTTGGGGGTGAGATAATGGATATTAAAACAGCTGAACAGGGCACGACGTATTCTGTGGGCGATGCTGTTAAATTCCGTGTTGTGAAATATAACGGCAAGGGAGAGCGATTAGAAGATACTGGTGAGGTAATAACGGGTACAATCTGGCACGTTAAGCCTGGTGATTATTTTGTGGTGAAACCTTCGGTACATCGAATAAATGCAGAAAAAAGCCTGCCGTATCTGGTGCATATTGACGACATCATAACACCTTATGCCAATGTTTTATATCAAAATCTGATTTGAAACGCCACGGTGGCATTCACATAGCCTGTCCAGTAGTTTATATCAAAATCTGATTTGAAACGCCACGGTCAATGCCGTGTGCGCCCATTTATATCATACACAGAGAGAAAGACAGCCAGGAAAATCAAATCCAAAAAACTGGCTGTCTTCTCTCCGGAGCAAATAATGGTTTATTCACTGGCGAGTGTTTTTGGGGACTCTAAACCCTGCCCACCGCTCGCTGGGGCATGATCTTTAGAACGGTATGTCTACTTGTGCTATATACTCCCTGATACGCATATCATGCTGTTGACCGAATCTGCCTGTAAGTGTTAGATTAGATTTACCAAGCGACACGGTGAACTGGGGTTCCACTAATAGATCATGCACTTCAAAATCAAATTCAGGTGACCAAGTTGTTAGCACTGATAATGTGCCGGTACCTAACTTTCGTGTCAGCGAGGCGAACGCTAAAGGCTTAATCAAAGTGTCAGGTTCGCTTTCGTCTATTCGCAATTCTTCGTGTAAGCCTCTGATATAAGTCCCCACACCGCCTGATATATGCCAACTTTGAATATCTAAACTGCCGGGTCTAATAAATAGACCCCTATCTTGGTGTTTACCCCAATCGCCTTCAATATAAAACTGCAAACTAACACCTCTGTAAACCGGTCCCGCTTGTAATCTATATTGAAAATCATCGGAAACAATACTCTCTTCTTCATGTAAAACGCTGGTTCGCAGCCAGGTCCCAGCGATACCACCATTCACCAGCGTGATTGGCAATATCAAAGTGGTACCATAAGTCGACGCTTCGCCGGTGTCGCTGGCAATCAGACTGGCATAACGTTTACTTTCTAAATCTAAATCACCAAGTCCGGCATAAGCTGTGGTAGCAATACATACACACAGCACCATCAAATATCGCATATTTAATTCTCCTCATAGCCCACCTGTTCAGGTGTAAGCCATTCATATTTGAGATAACGTTTGATACGCTCGGGATCCTTCCAGTTAGCAATAGTGTCCTTGGCATCCTGTATACGCACTTCTTCTATAGACCAACCGCAATACGCCTGACACATATACTCTGCATACTGCAATACATCAGTGATTAGCACTTCAGGTTTCTCATAAACACCTATGGTATAATCACCTATCTCCTCTCGCGAAACCGTACTCTCCGTAATCATTTTACAGATACGAATAGATATAGTATAGGCGACCTTCTCCTCTTCAGGAAAAAACTCATCAAAAAGATCGTCTATATCTTCCGCCTGCTCAACGGGTTCTTCCCTACCTAACTCCCTGTATTTCCTATTATGCGTATCATACATACGGTCCAATATCTCATTAGGCGGGAACTCGCCGTCTATTTTATCATTGAGATAACCAGTGTGAACAGACACGGCATAGTTAACTACACCTTGACCATATTCAAACTGCTCCTTTATCTCTGCCCAAGACTTTTTGTTTGCCATTAGTTCGCTCCTCAATTAAGGTAACTTAAGATCATTCACGTCGCCACTTGCCATCGCGTTAGACAACCTTTCATATCGCGCTTTCAAACCCGGCGGTCCAAACTTGTAAGCCTTGCTGTCCTTAATCTCTTTGGCTGCACCTTCCCAATCACCATTAGCGCAATTGCCGTGCATACGTCTAAACTTACTGAACCCTAATTTGCCGGTATTATATGCTAAACTGACACAGACTACACGACGCACATCATCTAACTTTTGCCAATATTCCTCGCATACATGTTTGGCATCATCCACAGCATCCGCTATATCATTCTTGAAAAGATATTCCGCTTGATCCTGCGTGATCTCTTCTATATCATCCTCATCTTCATAGCCCAGTTCATGCAGTTCAGCATCAGATAAACCTTTAGTTACGAGTGAACGTCCATAACCTATATGAGGTTTACCGTCTACATCATGGACATCCAGTCTGCAATCTTCTTCAAATATCAGGTGTGCGGTTAACATATTATCGAAATCCAGAGCCGTATTCGCTGGTTCGACAGGCTTATCCACCAATAGTTTGGTGGTACCAGTCACCTGCTCTTTATCCACAAGCTGTGAAACCAGTGACTCAATAGTGTCCAACTTTTTTAACCTGCTGCTCATCTCACCTAAAGTAGCGACAAGCTTCTCTATATCCAACTTCTTACCATCAAATAAACTCATTTTGTCTGCTCCTTGTTGTCGGCTTCGTTCTTCACGTTGCCGTTCTGTTGTTGTTGACTCTGACTCTTGAAAAAATAACTACAAATCATCCCGTAAACTATTAGCAGATTATTCAATGTAGAAGTGAAATCTGCCCTCTCGCCACCAAGATATTCCATTACTAATACACCAGCTATGATCAGGTGAATACCAATGATTATTAATGTGGAATCCAAGTCGCGATTACTTTTGAAAATAGACATGGTACCTCCTAAACTCACATGTCCTTCGTACGCTCTTTCAAGATTTCATGATCGGTATCATGTTCAGACACTATTTCAATCAACTTGTCCATCTTCTCATTCAGCGAACCAACCATCCGCTTAAGTCGCCTATCAGAGATCCAACACCTGATTTGACTCGCTATAATCCAAGCTAATATAGTGAATGTGACACCGGCATCCATTGATAAGTTAAAGTTAGACAAATCCATTACAATATAACCTTTCTCTCCAACTGGAGAAGTTAACTAACCTCAATCACCACGATTCAAAATCTCACAAACGCTGGGCGAATCCGCTGTGGTAGGATACGGGTTCTCCACAAACCGACTTGAAGGTTTATCAGGTTCAAACTCATATTTTACAGGTTCACGATATAACTCCAAGACAATCTTTTCCTGACGTTCGTTAGAAAGATGACGCGCATAGGCACACGCCTGAGACAGATCAGACTCCGTAATCATACGCTGATCAATAACCAACTCATCACTAACACGGCGCCAAATAGCAGTGAAAGCGTTGGTCGCCATTGTATTTGTCATCACACGCATAAAAAGACTCCTAATCATCAAAAGTTATACACGTTATATCAGTAATACGCTCATTTACATTATGATTAACTTCCAATACCTGTACCAACTCATTTAGATGTGCGCGGTGTGGTATCATTAGGTTAATAATATCGCCCACTTTGATATAACCAGACAACTTCAAAGTGAGATTAACTACCTGGTGAATGTCTTTAAAACGTGCCAACAACTTGTCCGCTAACCATTGCGCCCAAGGCTCCTGATTAAAGTCTAATAAAGTTCTTACCTCTAACTCGCGCTCTCTATTAGCAGCAATGGAATCTTCATCAGTGGCAATCGCTGTCTGGTCACCATAACGCACCTTGATAGTGTTATAGAGATACTCTTCATCGTTTCGGAAGTTCACGCTATTGATAGGTTGTTCCAAAGTCTGCGCATTCAACTCTAAATCATAATCCGCCGTTGCGCCCGGGCTGGCATCACGCAAGAAAAACACTCCAACATCAAATCCAATAGAAGCGGAGAGCACCCTGGACATATCTTCCAATATACTCCAACCAGTGCGACCATCAGTTTCAATAACAGGGAACTTCGGATTCAATCTTTCACCCAGCTGTAACCATTGCCAGTTATCCACATCAGAAACAGCATCATTTATATCACCAATATTTTCAAGGTTACCATACCCTGAAAAAACATTCAAGACACTTGTTTCACCAGTGTCAGAAGGCCCAGATACCAGCGGGCTGGCAGTGCCACCATGAACACCATAATGCTCATCACGATTCGTTACCTCGCTATCAGGATTAATAAACGCAGAACGCCATTCACCCGCCTCTTCCAAGACACCGTCTAAAATGAAAGTTTGACGTTCAGTTCTGTCAGGCCCAGTCGTAGTCAATGTGAAAGTGGCTGTGCCATCAGTAGTATTAAGAACTAATAATCTTCGAGTATCCCTACCTACCATATATAGGGTGTTGCCTATGGAGGCTAAACCAGCAGATCGGTTTTCATTAACTCCAAATCGGGTAGGACGCCCTATACGCGTTGCCCTGCCCGTTGTGGTATTCAACGTGTATAAAGCATCATTGGACTGACCCACCATGTATAGCGTACTGCCTATAGAAGCTAGATCTCTGGGTGAGCCTTCACCAACACCAAATGTTGTTGCACTGCCTACGCGCGTCGCTATACCCGTGCTGACATCCAAGGTGTATAAAGCATCAGTGCTATCACCGACCATATATAGCGTATTATCTATGGAAGCTAACCCATTGGGGCCGGTTTCATTAACACCAAATGCTGTTGCACTGCCTACGCGTGTGGCTATGCCTGTTGTGGTATCCAACGTGTATAAAGCATTATTTGATAAACCGACCATATATAGCGTATTATCTATGGAAGCTATGCCAAGGGGTAAGTTTTCATTAACTCCAAACTGCGTAGCACTACCTACGCGCGTTGCCCTGCCTGTTGCGGTATCCAACGTGTATAAAGCATCATTAGCAAACCCCACCATATACAGCGTATTACCAATCGACGCTAAACCAGAGGGGTTGCGTTCACCAACGCCAAACTCTACTACGCTGTCCATTGTGGTTGTTCTACCGGGTATAACAACATCACGCATCTCTGTACCAAATCGCAATCGTATCAACTTACCAATATTGCCCTTCCACCTGAACGACTGCACATTACGACCGTCTTCCACATCCAACTCTATATTCTGATTATGTTGATAAGCATAATGTGTGCCCTCAAACCAATATAAATCATCGCCGTGCGAAGTTAAAGATCGCGCTGCAGTGGTTACATACTGATAGGTTTGGTCCACAAGATAATCACCAGAGTCCAGATTATAGTTAACAACCTCCGCCCTTGCCATTCTCTCTATATCAGGTAAATCAATAGGCGTACTACCACGCGCATGCATCAACTGCGGGACCAAATAGACTTCATTAGCATGGATATGCATCTCCAACGCACCATTGAAAATACCATCCTCAAAATCATTAGTCTCCGTATGAACCAAGACTGGATCAGGTAAGCCCGCGACATTAGTGGCGCCCCTGTCCAGTGTCCTATTATCAAATATGAGAGTAGCACTTCTATCAGCTTCAGGACCACGCAAATTAACACCTGCAACAGCATTCATCTTTACGGTTACCGTCACGCTACCATTCACATTGATAGGCAACGATAAAAACGCTTCAAAAGTGCCAGCATTAATCTTGGTTAACCCTGAAATAGAAGCGCCTTGTAGATCTAAAGTGACATCCTCCGCTAATATGAAATCCGCTACCTCTTGATTCCAATCAAAATGAACACGCGCTATGGTGCCCCTGAAAGTTTGATTTTGTATCCGCTCCGGGAAACTAATCACCACATCAGGCGCAGTGGGTAACATAACATCAGTATAAGCCAAAGTAAGAACACGCGGTTGTAAAGGACCACGCGTTACACCATCCGCGCTTAAAGCGACCGATATAGGGATCACCACATCCACTGAACCAGCAACTCCGCCAGGGAAATTAACATCAAACTCATACAGATTATTAGGACCCTCACCAGTAAACCTTGATAAAGTGCCTACAGGAGTCTCATCATTCTGTTCACCATCCTCATCATACCAACGTAACTCAACACTACCCTCATCAAATTCAGTCACAGGACCATTCCATAAACAAGTGACGGTAACAAGTCGCTCATCTGTCAAACCGGTTATTGAAGGGAACATAGCGACATCAGGTGCTTCAGCAGTGTATTCTAAAGTGATAAACCTTTCTATAGCCGGACCATTGGTAGACGTTTCTTCACCAATAGCAGAATTTACAGGGATCACAACCTCAACTGAACCCGACTCACCAGCAGGGAAATTTATATCAAATTCATATAGATTATTAGGTCCCTCACCAGTGAACCTTGTTAATGTACCTTCAGGAGTATTAGCATCTTGATTACCATCAGCGTCAAACCAACGTAGAACTACATCAGCCTCAACAAAACCTGTTACCTTTTGTGTCCATAAACAACTTACGGTTACAAGAGGCAGACTTATAACACCAGTTAAAGACGCAAATAAAGCTACATCAGGCGCATCAGGGGGCACCATAGTAGTGTTTATATAGACGCTCGTAGACGGCGAATTAGGCATCAAGTCGTTTATCGGCATTACTTAGCTCCTATGACTGAACCAGACCTATATCTACTACACCTTGAATGTTTTGTACGGCTGTCAAAGTGATATTATACTTTGTATTATCATTTGGATCAACAGCAACTGAGTCTACCGTGACACCGGTAAGACCATCCACATATATGTCCGACGGTACAAGCGTATCACCATCACCAAGTGCTGAACTAAACTCAACCGCTACAACAAATGTACCCGCTGTAATAGCACCTTCAGGTTTATCATAACGAATAACCGAGATACCAGTTGCACCTTGCGGGTTCAAATCTATTACGGTGAAGTTAGCGGTTATATCATCAGTAGTAGGGTTAGCGGTTGACTTCGTGACCCTTAATCCTACCGTTACCTGCGTGGTCATAGATACAGAAGGCGCATTCACTCGCAACCTTGCCATTGTGGTGTCCGCATTCTCAAGCGTAATCCAGTCAACATCAGGTGTCTTACTCAGAATAGAGACGCTGTCAAAACTATTAGTCGGCAAACCAGTGATATATTGTGACAGGGCTATCAATGTATTAGTGTTCTCATTCACACTGCGCCCTGGATTACCCGTCCAAATCACCTTTTCATCAGCGACATCAAAAGTAACTACATTGAAAGTACCATCAGCCGTAGGCGCAGCCAGACTACCTATACCAGTACCAGTAGCACGCAATGTCAAAGTATCCAATACCTGCGCCCTGTCAGCAACGCTGTCCCTTGGTGTCGCCGTGACAACCATCTCAAGATTACTACCTGAGACTGAATACACATCTGTATTGAAACTACCTTCAGTAGCGACAGCTGTTACATCGCCCCTTACATAATCAGCAACACGAAACATCCTTGCGGGCCCGCCTTCTGCCGAAGTGTATGTGGGTGACGGGAGCCAGTAGGGCGCAATTACGCTCCTATCTATGTATACGCTGGCTGTCGGATTACTAGGGACCAAATTTCTAATAGGCATATTAATACCTCCTTTTTAAATAACACTTATATTTAATATACCGCTCGCACCTTGCGAAATTGCTAAAACTACATTATATCTTCTGTTGTTATCAGCGTCAATACCTACAGAGGCAACCGTAACACCCTCAACACCTTCCAATCTTATATCCGACATTAGCAGCGTCTCACCTGTCATTAAGGGTCTGGAAAATATCACACCAAGCGTTGTTGTAGCCGTTGTTATTTTGCCCATATCCTCTTCGGGTATGTCCCAATCTACTATAGATATTTGCTCTGCGGGATCCAAACGTTCCACATATACAAACACTTCCACAGAGGCTGTACGCGCTGTTTCTCCCATACCCGCAGGCGAAGTAGCTGTCACGTCAAAAGTATAAACGTCACTTGCTCCAGACACGGCAAGGTTGGCAGGCGGTGCTATACGCAGCGTTCTATTGATACCGTCACTAGCTGCACCTGACAAAGTTATCCAAGTCGCACTCGCGGGTATAATATTAGATAAACTCACGGTCGCCACGTCACCACTGGCATACTCGTCTAACGCGAAGTTGACAGACTCACCGGGCTTCAACATTGTGGTAGGTATCGTGCGAAGTAAAGGACGTCCTGTTATCTCTGGCACAGAGTTATAGTCCAGAGACACCGTATCCGCTAATATCATATTAGTGCCAAAACCAGTAACGCTCACGCTGCCTTCTAAAGCAACCGTGATCCTACCAGTGACATGCGGACGCAATGGAAAAGATAAATCAAATGTAGTGTCACCTACACGCGATATATCTATATCATTCTCACGAAGTCCAGCGTCTCTCAAAGAACTGCCAGAGATACGTGCTATATCCACGTCAGCAATGTCAAAGTCTGTAACTCTAAATCTACCACCAAACGTGACTCGCAAGATAAAAGGCGCAGTCTGCGTAGTCTGAACGTCAGATATAGACGCGGTGATAAACTTGGCAACATTGTAAGGTATAGTCTGCTGTAAAGCGGTTATATTCCGTCTCAATCCAGCCTGTAAGACTTCGCCTTGTAAGTCTATCTCAATAGTACCAGAAGTGCCACCACCAAGTCCGCCGCTACCACCACGTGCAGGTATAAACATTATATTAAAACTATTGTTATCACCTTCCACAGGCGTTATCACTGGATCCTCAAAAGCGGAACTAAAGGGACTATCACCAGTTAAATCCAAATCAAGATTAGCAGTGTTAAACTCTGTAATAGCAAGGTTACCAGGGAAGTCTACTCTCGCTGACCAACCCTCAATATCAGTCTGTGTACCCGACGGTACTACTATATTACCTGCAATAGAACCTACGCGTGAGTCGTAAGTGATTTGGACTTCATTGGACACCACATTATGACTATCGCCGTCAATAGTTACCAACGCGTCAGAAGCGAAATCTAACTGGAACGTGCCGGTCACATTATCTACCAGCGGGAAATCAAGGATATAACGCCTGTTATTATTATTATCCGCATGAACGGTGAACATATCAAGCGTCGCTGCGTCTAACTCCGCACCAGATATGTGCAATAGTTCAAAATCACCAGTGGTTACACCAGTGACAGCGTCCGTACCACCTTCAAATACAACTCCTATTTCAAAACCAGAAGATTTGACACCCGTTTGACCAGAGAACACAGCGGATACAGCAGGGAACCTTGTATCAATAGACATTATCGCACTATTGACACTCACAGATCGCGATATACCGCCCACGGTTACATTGCCTATTATATCAATGAAACCGCCGTATTCAATGTTCTCCGCTGGCGTAAAGTTGAGATTAAAACTATTATTATCACCAGACACTGGAGTTATAGTAAAGTCACTGATACCAGCGTTCGCTATAAGTGCACCGCCAGTACGCGTCAGTTGTATATCATTGGCAAGGAAGTCGCTCACTGCCTCAGTGCCAGCGAAATCCACGCGAACAGAGAAGTCAGTGCGCAATATCTCGTCTAACCCACTGAACGTAGCAGTGATAGGTTCTACTTCACGATCAACGCTGAAACTGGGTGAAGTTAATAAAGGCTGTGCAGGCGTACGCGTAACCGCACCAGCGGCAATAGATAAAGTTATATCAGCGTCAGTACCCTCTGCTATATCTAAAAATATATCCCATACCTGCTGTGAACCCGCAGAAGCGATACGATTCACCGTGACACCCGCGGAACCATTGACAGATACATCAGAAGCAGTGAAACCTGACACGACTGCGCCAAAATCTATTCGAGCAGAAGTAGTGGCACCTGTCTGTTCCGTGTCCGGCACGGTCCAAGTGGCAATGATACCACCTGTATTATAAGAGATTAATATAGGCGAACTTACAATCTCTGTATTTGCGATACCGGAACCTTGCCAGTTAGCGGAACCATTTACAAATACTTCAAACATACCAGAAGCACCTGGCGTTGGTGTAAAATTTATATCAAATAAAGCGACTGGTCCATCCGTGCCACCGTCTCTTAGATCCATAGTAAAATCCTGTAGCCCAGAGTCCGCTAACGCTGTACCGGAAACATGTTCTATTCTTATATCATTGCGGTCAAATCCTATAAGAGTATCCGTATGGTCAATACTTCTACCAACGCCTACAGCTTGCGCATCAACACCTCCACTTACTTGAATATTGCCCGTTTGTAGACCTGTCAATGCTGTCAAGTTGGCACGTATGCCTTCTTCTTCATGGTAAGTTATACTTGGTGAAGAAACAGGTTTGATAGTTCTTGACGTGGAACCTTCCGTAACTGAACCTGATACATTGATTTGTATGGAACCATCAGAGGTAAGCGATCTATAGTCAGGCGTAAAACTTAAAATGAAACTATTATTGTCGCCGCTGATTTGTTCTATAACATAATCATAATAACCGTCATGCGTTTGTGAAACACTGATATTATCCCTATTAAAGTTGGTGATAGCCTCAGTAGTGTCAAAATCCAAACGAATAGTAAAATGACCACGCGTCGAAGTTGGTGAGCCAAAAGTAGCGACTAATCGGGTATCATAAGTAATCTGCACGGGAGTAATGTCTACTGGAACAGAACGCGTACCGCTAAATGTAGGACCGCTAATAGTTAACATTCCGTCAATATCTACAGAAAAAGTGCCCTGTACGTCAGGTAGTGGAGTAAAAGAGATTGTAAAGTTATTAGTGCCAGTTGTAGGACCTGATAACGTATAATCAGCGAGTCCCGCGTCTGCTATAGTTGCACCACTTTCTCTGGCGATATTTATATCCGCCAATTCAAAACCATTTATCTCCTGATCGCCAGAAAAATCCACACCTATGTCAAAATCACCAGTTTTTAGACCAGCTGCGCCTGTAAAAGTTGCATCTACATTAGGTTCAAAATACTGCAACGTATATAAAACATCATTATCACGACCCACCATATAGAGCGTGTCACCAATAGCAGCTAAAGCTTCGGGGCTGGCTTCATTAACACCAAAGTTTGTTGCGCTGCCTACGCGAGTGGCTATGCCCGTGCTGGTATTCAACGTATATAAAGCATCATTAGCCTGACCCACCATATACAGCGTACTACCAATAGAAGCTAAACCAGTGGGAGCGTGTTCACTAACACCAAATCGGAACGAAGTGCCAACCCGCGTTGCCCTGCCTGTTGCGGTATTCAACGTGTATAAAGCATTAGTTCTATCACCGAGCATATATAGCGTACTACCAATAGCACCTAAACCAGAGGGGCTGGCTTCATTAACTCCAAACTGCGTAGCACTACCAACACGCGTGGCTATGCCAGTGCTGGTATTCAACGTGTATAAAGCATCAGTGGTCCTACCTATCATATAGAGTGTATTGCCTATAGAGGCTAAACCAGAGGGTTGGTCTTCATTAACACCAAAGTTTGTTGCACTGCCAACGCGTGTGGCTATGCCAGTGCTGGTATTCAACGTATATAAAGCATCATTTATGTCCCCCACCATATAGAGTGTATTGCCTATAGAGGCTAAACCAATGGGGATGTCTTCACTAACTCCAAAGGCAGTTGCACTACCTATTCTGGTAGCTTCGCCTAAAGCCATATTATCTCACCTCCTTTTTACAGCGGGTCATATCCCTAATACCTCATAGATTTCATTTAACGTTTTTTTTACGTTTCAAAGTAGACAGAGTCTCTTCTATATCTTCCTGCAACTGATCTATAGCAGACTCTAAAGGTTCTTTTGACAGCGTCTCTAATGATACAGGGCCACCAACCTTGGTAGCTGTGCCTGTCACGGTATTGATTGAATACAGAGTGTTAATATTATGTGCACTTGTTAAAAATAAAGTGTTGAAAACTGCCATTATCCTGCGCCTCCGTTTTTAGTGTCCAGTAGTTTATATCACATTATCACACAGAACCTCACCGTCAATGCCGTGTGCGTCCGTTTCATATCACACAGGCTCACTGAATACCAGCCTTCCGCAAAATATCATCAATATTATTAATAATATCTTCGCCTTTCCAAGTAGCTTCGATACCTACTTCTAAATCCTCACTGGATAACACAAACGCGAACCCTACAGAGGCGACCACTGACAAACTCTCCGGTGACATATCTATCACAAACTGCTTCCATTCAGAGTGACTTTTTGGCGCATGTTTAGCATAATGCGCAATCTTATCCACCTTACCATAAACATCACCTATACCCATTGTCACGGGACCAATATGTATCCCCACTTCCGAAGGCCGCAGTGCCTTGACTATATCCACAAGCAAAGACAAGACTTCTTCAGCGGTCTTACTCGCAAACTTACCAGCAAGCTTCGCTGCTTCCTTACGCAACTCATCTAAAGCGTTATCAGTTGCCTTCCTAATCTCGTGAATAGCCTCCTCTTTCACAGAATGAATAGCACCTAACACTTCCTTCTTAACATCTTCCGCTATATGAACAGGATCAAAACTCATAACAGCACCCTCCACCTCATGGAAAGCATCTTCCACCTTGTGTTCAACCTTTTTGGCTTTCTTTTTCAGTTTCTTTTTGACCTTTTTGAATATACTCATAGTTTTATGTTGGTGTAGGTATAGAACTAATATCTACGCTCACAATACGTAACGCGCTATCATGAGCATCTCTATGTGTATAGGCTACATATAACAGATTGTTACGTATATCAAACGAACAACCTGCCATATTCTGATAATCGTCCCACCTCATAGTGCAAGCTGCTATAGGTTTAGTGAAACCTGATATATTACCACGCGCTGTCACAGCGCAACCAAAGTTACCCGACGCATCTACATACGGATAATATAACGCACCGTTATGTGTCACAAAACTTATTCTACTCTCTGGGACTAACGCGTAGACACCTGAAGCGGTATGATAATATCTGAACGGATACGGCCGCAATGAACTGCCGTTATTGACAAGTGTGCTAAAACTATTATCACTGAGACTCAGCGACACAATAGAAGCAGCAGGCGGATTATCAAAGGGATTAGGGGACAACTGACCCGTATCAGTAAATATCATAACATAGATAAGATCGCCCGTCAACGCCATTCGCCACGCTTTGATATTCGCACCAAAAGTATATACCACTGACCAACTATAATCAGTTATATCATAAGTGATAATACGCGAACGGTGAAGCGCGTCAGCCATAGAAATACTATACAAAAAATAATACTTATTATTATGATACAGAACATCGGTGACAAAACCCCGCCAACCGGAAGATAAATCAAACTGATCAGTGTTGACCAAGTCATAACCTGCACGGCCATTAGATGATAAATGTTGCCCTAATAGTGCGTTTGGCAAAGTGACAGCAGAGTCAGTTATATCATAATGTGTTAATAACTCATTGATAATCTTTGAAAAATGCGTGAAGCGGTAGGGACTTTTAAATCTTACCTGCGGAAAGTTGACATCTTGTGCCGCTGTTAACTCTAATAAACCGCCTTCGGTCTCAACGGCGCCCTCTCTTATCACAAAGTTGGTGGGATCCAAGTCGCCGCTGACTCTTAAGTTCTCCGCTTCAGAATGCGTATTATTCAAAGCGGTAGCGAACAAGGTAGCGGAGTCTTCGCTGGAAGGTGTCAACGCTTCTAATATAGGATAACGACCGTGTGACCTGGGCGTACCTTCATTTAAAGCCTGCTGACGTAACTGCTCGGTTTCAGGAAACAAATGAAATCTTTTTTGTAAACCAAAGTTTTTAACAGCGTCCCTGCCTAATCGCCAACTCCTGTCCACACATAATATCTCAACTTCAGCGGATACCGGGAACAGATTTATTCTGATAATCTCGCCAACAAACACTTCTTCAATGTTATTGATAAGACCTAACTGCAAAGAAACAGCGGCACCAATGCCGCTTTGATTATGAGAGTTAGCTACAAAAAAGTTTGAATCGTTTTTAGGAGAATACAGACCATCAGGATCACCTATTCTTACCGTGAACTCCGTCACTCGCCAGTTACCGACTTCAGGGAACTCAGCGGAACTATTAATATTTGTGACAGATAATATGGTGTCGCTGTCTATAACTTCGCCCAATATAGATAACCGATAGTCGTGGGCAAGTCCATGATAATGCGCACTCTGTGAACCCATACTACGCCTCTCTTATTGTGAATGTCGCCCTAACACCATTACCTTCCCACCTACTGATACGCCTGGTAGTGATATTACCCTCAAATATAGCACGACAAACAATCTGCGGGAACCTAACTGGATCTAAAGCAAATATGAAACTGCGATAATCACGACGTATACGCAACAATCTATGATACTCCTCAAACTCCGTGGCATTCTGCCTAAAAGTGATATTCATACGTATCAACATCTTATCACGCGTGTTACCAAGAGGCGGTATCTTATTGAAAGTGCTGTTAGCTGCACGCTGCGTGATACCTAAATCTACCACATCCATATCATAACTTACACGCGTCTCCCGGTCAGCAATAAAATCTAACTCACGCATTACCAAAACTTCAGCTGTGGTATGACCAGCACCGCCTACGGTCAAAGATACACTCTGCTGTGTCCTGTTAGATTGAGATAAAGAGGTTGCGTCTATAAACAGATTTTGGAAACCGTCATACTCTGTTGGCATCAAAAGTAAATCAGTAGGTGCAAACACTGAAGCTGGTGCTACAAAATTAATCGGATTAGGTATAGATACAGCGGTGATACCAGTGCCTTTGATAAACAAATGTGTGTAAGTACGCCTGTCGCCTGTACCATCGCCATCGCTGTCTATATTCAAAGATATATCATTGACGGGTGAGGTGGTTCTATAATCATTGTCCGCTACCACCGCGGGGGTAGTGCGACCCGGACCCAAGTTCAAATGTTCATAAAAATATGGCACAACTACCTCCTTTGACCCGTGACAAATTGGCCACGCGTAAATATACGCCTGATAGTACCATCATCAAACTGAATAAATTGCGGACCGGGCTGGAAGGCTCCACCACCACCACCTAACTGGTTCTCAAAGAAACCAATAAACCTGCCTAATGTGCTGCCTATTTCAGAGAATAGATTACCAAACTCACGCGGGAATATAGCACCTGCTACACTTAATGCACCACCACCGCCTGATAATAGATCACCAAGGTTACCAAGATTGCCTATGTTACCAAGATTGCCTATGTTACCAAGACCCGGTATATTGAAACCAGTTAACCCTGCCGCTTGACCCGCACCTTGTTGAAACGCCTCTTGGCGAGCGTTAGATATATTTCTATAACTCGCGGCAATAGCATTATTGTTCGCTATCAATAGATTAGTCTCAACCACGCTTTGTAATATAATACGCAAACTTTCACGTAAAAAACTTGTCGCCAGTTCACGGAAACTCTGATCCCTCTCAAATATAGCATCAAATAAAGTGTCTAACCCTAAATTCGCAAAACTTCTTTGCAGATTACGATTAATATTGTCCATCCGTCGCGCAAACCGACTATAATCACGCCTAAATGTAGTAATACCACGCGTCAAATCCTGTAACTGCGGTGTCAAATCAGGTAAGCGTATTCTTTGACCCAAATCTCTTATAGGATCCGCCAAACTATCTGTTAAGCGAGCGAAAGGCCGTCTAATACGCCTAATAACATTCTGCAACTCCTCAAATCGTAGCTGTGATAACAACGTGTCACCACGCTGATCCGCCTGTTGACCGGCAAGTTGTTGCTGTATAAATCTCGCATTCGCTTCACCAGCTTGCCTACGAAGTTGTTGTTCTTCCTCTAAAAAACCAGTCAAATCAGATAACTGACGCGATAAACTACCCCTAAACCGATTCTCTTGTTGAGTAAGAAAACCTGTAAACGCACTTAATCTTTGCCTTAAACCTGAAGTATCTATCTCCACACGAGCGCGAGAGGCACTTCTAACAGCGGCGGTAACATCACTTTCATTATCTAACACCAATGCACGCCTTTGTGCTTCTAATCTATTTAACTCTGTCTGCGCCTCACGTCGCGCTTCCAAAGACGCGGTACTGCTGTTAATAATAGCACGCTGTTCTTCTATCTGTCTATCAATAGGAGTCAGTTGAATAGCTAACAAATCCGCAAACGCTTCCCTTAACCGACTTACCAAGTCGCGAACTTCATTAAGACCCGCAAATGTTGTAGCACCAGATAACTCCCTTAATCTGTCGCGTAGAATATCTATCTCATTCCGCGCCTCCACAACCTCAAGTGCGAAGTTTCGTACAGGTTCAAGAGCAAATATCTGCGGTTCTGACTCCTCACGCAATGCACGTCGCAAGTTAGTAATCTGTAGATTAGCCTCACGCAAAGCAAGACGCGCTTGAACAATCTGCGCCTCCGTAGACTGCTGATTAGCCAATATCACAAGTTGAGCATCCCTAAACTGCTCTACAAGATCCAACTGCTCCTGCGTGCTTAAGTTACGAAGTTCAGCGGTCTGCACCTCAAGGTCGCTTATTTCACTTTGTAACTGCTGACGTTGTTGCCTTAAGGCAGCCAGGGCGGGTAAATCAGTTCTAAATGTGATTTCCGCTTCAATATCTAAAGCACTGGGATCAATATCACTTATCTCTTGTTCAACACCACGCAATTGCTCTCGCAATCTAACAATATCACGTTCAATCTGTAAGTTACGCAACTCCCGCAGTTGTTGTATAAACGCTGATAAAGCAGTATCACTTGTAGTCAGACGACGATTCATATTCTCAATACGCATATTGAGAGTGTCTATCTCACTACTCGTCTCTCTGGCTGCATCGCGTGCCCTCAACAACTGAAAAACAAACTGGACAATAGCAAATACACCAAAGGCTACAGAAAGAATTTGCACACTTCGCGCTAATGCCGCAAGTCCGTTACCGGCAGTAATAGCACCACCTCGTAGACTGCGAAAATCATTTATGAGGGCTGCTATAGCACCACCTGCCTCTCTGCTGTCACGCGAAAAGTTTGCCAAATGAACCAAAACGCCACCAACTTGAAAACCTAAAGTAGCAAACACAGCCGTTCGAACAAGTCTAAATATTTCGCTAAAATCAAGGCGTGCGATAATCCGTATTATACCAGATATTTGACGGCCTAGATTACCTACTGCTTCAGTGAGTCCTTCAGAGTTATCAATAAAAGCGGTGAGACGCAACACTGCCCTTGTTAACTCTGGCAAAAACTCCTGCGCCAATGTATCAGCTAACTGACGCACTGCTTGTTGTAGGTTAACAAAAACATTTGCGGGACCAGTGACATCCGCTAAAGGTTGACGACGCAAAGTTTCGTTGATAATATCCACAAAAGACTCCGCTGTCACACCTTGCGCCCTTATATCCTCTGCTATAGTAGTGCCAAAAGCCTCACGTAACACCCTACCAAAAATAGGTATCGCTTCAGTTAACTGATTGATTTCTTCCTGAAGAACCGCACCACGCGATATAAGCTGGGTTATTGCACGCGTCACAGGCGATAAATCTGTTCTACCTACAAGGGCTAACTGATTACCAAAGCCTCTGATTAACATCTCCGCTTCAGACGCTGCCAAACCCACCGCTTGTAATCTTGTTGACGCTGCAATAGCACCTTCAAATGTGATACCAGGCGATCTCGCCAACTCTATCAGACGCTCAATCTGTAAACCAGCCTCTTCCGCTGAACCCGTTATAGCAGTCAGATTACGCCTGGCAGTATCCAACTGAACACCTACATTAACAATACCCCTTACACCTTGAGCGATAGCATTGAAACCACCAAATAAACCTATGGTACCAAGACCCCTTAACAGCGACTGAATCCTACGTATCTCAGATCTATACGCAGAGAAAAAACGCCTTCGCGCTTGGGCAAGCGAACGCTCCTCGCGTTCTATAGTCTGAATAGAAGTCCGCGCATTACGCAATCGCTCCAGATTGTTACGCAAGTTCTCCTCTACAACACTACGATCTATTCTCGCAATAGATTGAGCAGTAGCCAACCGATCACGACGCTCCTGCGCAGTAAGATCCATATTAGACCTTATCAAACGCTGGGCGGTACGCAATGTAGACGCAATACGCTCATTCTGCTCCCTGGCATTTTGACGCAACCTGCGTTCAGAATCCTGTATCTGTAAACGCGTTAACCTATTAGAGTCGGTTATCATTCTATCAGTAGCACGATCCGACTCCTGAAGTAAATCATCTACATCAGAACGAACACGATCAAACGCCTGTTCAGCAGATTGACTCTGCCCCTCAAGTTCTATAACAACTTGTGCGGCCATTATTTCGACTCCTTCTCAAGACGCTTCCGTTCTTCAGCTTCAAACTCTTTACCTATATAGTTAATAACAAAGTCTATATCCAACTTGTCCTGCGGTTCCAAATCATCGCCATATAAATACTGGTGAGGATCCGTATGAGCATCTTTACAAGTGAAATATAGACTTAATGCCTGATCCCTATTCTCCGGCGCCGTTATTTTCTTCAGGAAATCGGGACACCGCATTAGCCTCGCTTATGACTACATTGAAAATACGCGCAACATAAACTTCATCCCAACCCTGCAATATCTCCAATGTAACACCAGCAGGCTCAACTATACAACGCTGAACTACATCTAAAGCCAACTCATATTGATCCTTCATCAAACGACGAAACTCCATAGGATCATTTAGCAGCTTATCTATATTCTTTTCTTCATTAGCTGTTAAATTCAGAGATTTTATAGCGTCATTGCTAAATATACTATCAAAGACTTCAAATCGTTCACCAGGTGTCAATCGTCGCACGGTGATATGTAAATCATCACCACCGGTAGGATTTTTGAAAGTAATAACAATCTCATCACGCACAAATGATTTAGATAACGCGTCCAAAGACGTCGCTTTCACCTCCGGACGCGATCGCTTCGCCGTGACCTCAGCCTGCTCTGCACTCTCTATAGCAGTAAAAACCTTATCCATTATTTGCCCCCACATTTGTGTTACTATGCTGTTGTATCATTACTGAAACCAAACTCACTCACAATATAAGCGGTGATTGCCGGGTCAGTATCCGTTGAAGAACAATTGAAATTCAAAGTCTGATTAATGGTACCTCTACCTTGCGAAGTGACTCTCGGCGACTCTGATAAGGTACAATTTGGTAATCGAAAAACTATTCTAACAATGCGGCCATCAGAACTCGGTATAAACAAGTTTACAATGATAGGCAAACCAGAACTATTTCTAAATATAGACTGCCAATCATAAGAATCCGCACCCACTTCAAAAGATTTATCTATCTGCAAAGTTATCTGACGACCTGCATCACCAATCAATGGTTGTCCAGCAGTAGGATCGCCCGTGTTACCAGTGGGTTCCTCAAGATTATTATTGATACCTAATACAACATTATCAGTAGTAACAACCTTTGACAAATCAACACCTTCAATAGTGCCGCCTACATCACCAAAGTTAACCGCTGTACCAAAGCCTCTGGCAAAGTTTTGATTAACATATCTAAAACCCTCAGAAATAGTAGTGGGGATTACCTCCGCACGTGCGGTAATATCTGTTGCCAAAACATTATTAATCACATTAGAAGCCTGTAAATCCAACGCCAAATTAACATTCTGACCCATAGTCAAAGTGGCATTACCTACCGTGGCATTTTGTGCAACAACGGGTGTGCTACCTTTAGCAGCTTGTATAGTCATTGCCACTAAACCAGCGGATAAAGAACCTAACTCCATACCAGGGACAAATGTCGGAGTGCCGCTCATATCCTCCATTCTGCCCACCTGCTGTGAAGAAGTCTCAGTATCAATCTGAATATTGCCGCCTGTTACACCCTCAACCCTGATTTCAGATACGGTTCTAAAAAAATCAGATTGAATAGTTAAAGTAGAGTCCAGATCGCCATCTGATATAGCCCTTGTGAATTCACCAAATTCATTAGAGGACCTACCTGTAGCTCTTGTCCCTCTTACAATAGCCATTGCACCGGCTGCAGCCGAGTTATCCGTGTCTAACTCAATCGCTACTTGGGCAGGCCAACGGAAAGTGCCAGCATCAGCATCTACACTACCTTCACCTGGCGCCCAAACAAAAGGACTTGTTCCTATAGCTTGAGAAGCTAATATCTCCGTGGTACCACCAATAATCTTTTCGTGGCGAGTCTGCTCACGCTCCTCTTGATCTGTAAGCTCTTTAAATGTGGTGACTGCTGCGTTGACTGGATCCGTCTGTATGTTCATTATCCAGCGAAGGAAATGAACAATATCTTCGGGCAACACCTCTGTTCTTGCCGGGCCACTCGGTGTCAAACCTGCTAACGTATCAGGCGGTGCAGTACCATCACCAAAAGTGCTTTCAGATTGAATGAAGTTACCATCTAAATCTAAACCTAATTCAATAAAAGGAAAGTTTCGCTGAATAAAACCGGCGAAGGTTGTTACCGGCACTCCCCACCTTGTCTGTAAAGCCAACCACAGCTTACTATCACCGCCACTGGCTGGTCTCACATTCCTTCCACTTACGCCCATTTTTCGAGCCTCCTTATAACATATTTAAGCTTGCCAAATCTGTTTCTGGATATGACCAGTCAACATCTATCGCAAACTGAATAAACTCCCTATCACTCAAACCTTGTGAAAACGGTACAACTGACGCTAACCTCGCATTTCTAATCTTTATTTGCCTGTCGCCCACTACTATAGTATTATTCAAAAGCGGAATCAACCAAGAAACAGCGTCGTGCATATAACCGGAGGTGTCTATCAAAAAATCATCATCGCTAAACTTTTCAAAAGTGATATTCAATAAAAAGCTTAAAGTCTCACCACGATCTTGACTACCGGCAGCAGCTATTTCATTGTTAGCAGCTGTACCATAACCATATAAGATAGCAGGTAAATCTTCGCTGTCCAAGTTAGCTGGATCCACTGAACTCGGCAAGATTGTGCGCACAAGCATGTCAGGACCATTCTCATTCATTCTGGTATTCCTGACCTGCATATCAAAATCACCATTAGGATTAGCAAGTAAACCAGTGAACGGCCCTATGGGCGAACCAGTTGCATCCCTTGCAGAAGGATCAATAACACTTCTAATATAACTTACAATAACTGGACGACTGCTAAAGACTCTGGATCGTATAACCCTTCTAATGACTATATCATCAGAGGTGACCTCAAACATTTCACCCACATTGGGTGTTATAGCCTCACCATAAATAATGTTATATTGTGCCATCAGCGCGACCTCCGCACCAATCCATTCACCCAACGCTCAACCATAGTCTCCAACTGACGCTCCTGACCATTGCCTGTCAATAAACCTACAACAGCACGCACGGGCAATCTACTGGTACCAAACTCATGATATTGCGCATAATGAATATCGGAACCCCAGGTGAGTTTAGTAGGTGTCGCTTGATTGATATTACCAGGTGCGCCGGGTATAGTATAAGACCTAAATAACGACCTGGTGTCACGCAATATTGGATTAGGACGACTTGTTGGTAACCAGGTACCGCGACCATCGCTCGCGAATATCTGTCTGATATTAGTAACAAGAAACTCACGCCTGATAATATCCCACAAAGGCCGCAAATCACGCAGTTGTTCCTGTATGGTAGCAATCTGACGTTCAGTGTCACGCGTTCTAATCTTGATCCTAATCATTTCTGTGTTTCCTGTAGACCTAACACATATATGTCGGTATTAGGGGGCGCAAATATAGACTCCACAAATAACTTGGGTCTACCACCAGTGCGCAATATAATATCGCCCACTTCCACTTCAGGATGCTGACTAAAGAAATACGCTTCATAAGGCGGATTAGTTATCACCTGACCGGAGGGCAATATAGTCTGCGGACTTTGAACCGGCATAATAATCACTGGTATCTCTAAATCAGGTTCACCGTCCATCAGAACCGCTTCTTCATTGCCAGTCCGCGTATTAAGACGCTCTATATTAACAAACTCACGCAACTGGTTCGCCAAATCACCAAAATCAGAGAGTCTTAAGTTGAAAGGCCCACTGACCGGTAGCTCTGGTTCATCAGTGACAGGCGGATCATCGCTATATTGAACCGTGTATAAGGTGGCATTACTACTGCCTACCATATACATGATACCACCAATGACCGCTAATCCAGTGGGAAACAACTCACCTACACCAAACGCGGTCGCGGAGCCTACTCTGGTGGCAATACCACCACCTACCGGCGGGGTGACAGGCGTGATAGATACCAATGCATCTAAACTACGACTTGCCATATACAACGTGTCGCCTACTGATGCCAAATCACCAGGTTGAGTTTCTGCAATACCAAAGCGTCTACCACCTACAGCAGTCGCTCTGCCATCCACCGTGCTGATAATCAAGAGGGAGTCAGTGATATTACCTGTCATATAAAGCGTGTCGCCGATACTGCCTAACCCTAAAGGCGCAGTCTCATTAGCACCAAAGTTATCTACATTACCCACTCTGGTTGCTATACCTGTCTGCGGATCCACTTCATATAACACGCGATTAGTTTGACCCACCATATAGAGCGTGGTACCAATCGCTGTCAATCCAGTAGGCGTAAGTTCGCCCACACCAAACGCGGTGATCTCATTATTAACAAGTTCAGCGATACCCGTAGAACGATCCACTCTATACAGATTATCACCTAAAGTGCCTACCATATAGAGCTGCGTACCAATAGAAGCCAAACCTTGCGGTTGACTCTCATTGACACCAAACTGCCGTACATTACTAACGCGAATCGCTTCACCTAATGCCATACTTAATAACCTTCCGGTAAAAGTGAGTCGGTAACTAATACCAATAAATCTTCATCAGAAGAAGTGTCAATACTGGCACCAAGGCTTGCCAATATAGCGTCGCCTTGTTCTTTGAAGAACTCGGCACGATCATCGCCGCCTACAGAACTGGAAGAGGCACTTACATTGAAATCCTCGCGTATAGTCAGCGAACCAATGGTACGACTACGACTCTTGACTTCACCACTTGCCGCTTCAGAACGCGTATTAGCAGTGGTACCACCACCTTCTAACATAAAATATGCGCCAATATACACCAAAGCGCGTAACGCCTGGACTCTATTGGCATACGCCCTATCTTCAGCTGCAGGTAACAATGCTATGATGTAATCCTCCGCTGATAAAAACAAAGGATTAGCATCAATAGTAGCATTGTTCGAAGTGATACCCATTATATCGCGCAATCCGTTGTAAGTGGGATTATCCAACGCGTTAGCTGGATCAAGTATACGTGCCATAAACAAATACCCGCTATTTTACCTTAAGCAGAAATACCTGTAAGCATTCTGATAGGTATATTTGCCTTTTCAACTTCTGGTGAGGGATACCGCAAAGCTGTTACCCAGCGGATGCTCCATGCTATTTCATAAGCACGATTACGTTCCACATAAGTATCAGTTTCTTCCTCTGAACCCGGTGCTATATACAAATCAATGGCTTCGGAGGCATCAATAGCTAATGCCGACTCGTCATCTATATTAGGTACCGTGATTTCATATACCACTGGATTAGGGGCTACGCGTCCAGGCACAGGAATGGAACTGCCTTGTCCCGCAGGTGTTAAATTGCCACCACTATAGGCATAACCTGACCGATCATAACCTAAATATCTGTCATACGCCTCGTCTTCAGCAAATATACTGGTGATTTCAAAGGCGTTACGCGTAAACGCTCTGGCGACTCTTCTATCACCATCCGCTGAACCACCAATCGCTAATGTCATAGGTGATATAGCGTTAGCGTTATTTAAGGCTTGATCCACAATCATTTGTTCAAGTTCAACCCTTCTTTTGTCAGCATGCATCATCACCAAGTCAGCATTAGCGGAGCGCAACTCTCCAGATATACTAATACCATCTGCATACCAACGCGTGGACACGGTGTCTTCCGTTGTGGTCAATAGACCCAAAGGAATGGGTGTCCCAGGTTGCCAGCGTTTACCTTTTTCAACATCTTCATTAGGTACATATACTGGTATCTGAATGTCTTTCTGCTCTCTCACAGAAGCGATAACAGCCTCTGTTGGCGGCCAAGACACTTTGCGATTAGCGTCTACCATAGGTGCTCTGCTATACGGGCGAAACGCTGAACCAGGGTTATAGTCAGCACTACCAAAGGCAAGTTCCTGTTCATTGTGAGAACGGATACCGCCGGTAATACTCGCTTTGATAGCAGCACTAAAAGCGTGGGCTTTGTGCGGTTCATCAAAAATCTCTTCCACAGGTGTGGATACTATACCTTTAGCACGATTATCACGCAATATCACACCATGATAATCCAACACCCAACCTAATGCAGACACTGGTTCATTAGGGTTGTTACCTTCAGGCATTGGTGAAATAGCCTGTAAATGTCTTGCCGGAGTGCGACGATTAGCCCTGGCATCCTTCAAAATGTCAAGGTAGTTGTCCTGCCAATCCGTAGCAAGTTTAGTTCTTTGAATAGACATATTGTCTCCTTATTTAGCCACGAATATAAGATTCGTTGCCTGCCCGCTCACGCTTTGTCCATCTCTACCGCCAACAATATTATTAGAGCCAGCGGCATCGCCATGCGCCAAAACAACACCACGCGTCGTACTTGAAGCGGCACCCAAGCGAATGTCAGCAGCCAAAAAAGTGTCAGCGGGTGCAGTACGCAATGTTAAGATCCCTTTCCATTTTATACGAACCATGTCGTCTTCGATTTCCATAATCTCGCCAAAGACTTCATCAGCGTTCGCTGTTGTACCTGTCAACTCAACAGGCGGATTAGTTGGATCTTCATTAGCTTGCTGTAAAAGACGACAAGCAAAGTGGCGTTTATCATGCGTGCCCTTCACAATAGAGTCGCCGCGCTTGCACCACAAATACTGATCGTTAACCGTTAAGGTACTCATATTACTCTCCTTAAATGTTGTTCATACCACTGAAGAACGGCGAATCATTAGTGGTATCACCCATAGGCGGTGTATCCGTTGATTTCTTGCCGCCTGCGTTCTTATCATGCGTCAAACCAAGATAACTGCTACCCACAGAAACAATAGACTCAATACTTTCCATCGCTTCGAGTTCCTTCTGTTTCATCTGGTGTCCAATATCATCAGCAGCTTGGGACTCTGATAAACCTTTCCAATTGCGATAGTTAATCATCGCTTGACGAATCGCTGAGGCTTTATATGCTTTATAGTTCTCAGCGGCTTTCTCTAACTCAGCTTGTTGCGTCTTGTTCTTTTCAGCGTCAGCCTTCAGATTAACAGCTTCCTGCGCCTGTTGCTCTAAAACAGGTATCCTTACCTCATAATCCGCCACCTTTTGGTTTGACGTAGCAAGTTCAGTGGTTAATGAAGTAATCCTTTTCTGCAAATCTTCATTGGCTTGCTGAAGAACCTTGACATCAGTGCTACCTGCAGCCATATCAAAAATCCTCTTTGTTGGTTCAGGTGGCGGGCCACCCAAAGTTGGTATATTAGCCATATCCACACCTAAAGTAGTGCAAAAGTTGGCTAACCTTATATTACACGACTCTGCAATAAATGGCAAGTCTTCCATCAAAATAGTACCAGACCCCAACTCCTGCTGTAACTGACTTAACAACTTAGCGTTAGGATCCGCACCCATACCCACAACAGAAAACTCTTTAAGGTTAAACTGACCACGCAACTCAGCCGTGGCCATCTTCTTCTCACCCTCTATATTATAGGTTCGACCTAATCTGTGACCATTTTTATCCTCATAACTGACCCAAAACCAATCAGCCTTCGCTTCCATTTCTTCGCCACATAAATCACAGAAAAAATCACCACCAAGACCGCCAAGCGACAAATCTCTTATAGTACCAGAGTCTATTCTATCAAGAACAAGCTTATTCGCTTCATCATCATCCAAATAAAACTCTGATACAGCATCACCCTCACTTAAATAAGACTTATAACTTCTACCTGACGGGAATGTGTTATAAGTGTTATGATTAAGAAACACAGGTAAATCATTAGCTTGTTCAGCCATCTGTCGTCTAACATCTTCGCTTAAATGAAAGGCTTTCGTGTTCATTGAACCCGTCGCAAACGCACCTTTGTAATGACGCTTGTTATCTTCAACACGACCAGCACCTTCCTGCAAACGGAATCCGTCATATCTAAAGAGCTGACTACTCATCAGTATCTCCTTCGTCGTTATTAGGTGAGGGCGAAGGCGGTAGCGGTGGAATATCGCGTAGTTCAGGCGGTAACTCCTCACCTAAATCTGTTAACATAGGCACGCGTTGCGATACCTTTATTCTTAACTCATCTTGACTATACAGATTAAGAGCGCGTAGTTTAGTGAAACCATCCATTATCAAATCAAAAAACTCAGCGTCCATACGTTCAAGCTCTGGATCCGTATCATCAAACTCTATGGTACATTCACCGCCATTACCAGCGGCAATCAATATCTGCTCAATAAAACCGTTGAGCGGTACCTCAATAAAATCACGCATACCCATCAAACGGGCATTGAACGCCTGCCAATCCACTCGCGATTCAGTGTCATTCAAACCACCACCTTGACGTCTACCACCATACATCAATCGCGGGACACCCAAACCACGCTGCAGTTTACGCTCCAATATATCCACTATCATCTCGGCACCATCTATATTGGCACGCTCTAAACTACCTACAAGCGTAAACACAACTTCAACAGGCAAAACTATATCCTGCGTGGTGTTAGTGTTATTTATCTGATTTTTTACAGCGGTTGAAGCACGATTAGCTATCTTGGTAATCTGTTCCGCACTATAACCAGCCTGAACCAACTCACGCGTTATCAAACTAAATACACCACGCGGGAAAACTTTACGCTGCACAAACTGCGATAAAGATACCAACAGATCCGACATGGTGATACCACCAAACAAAGCAGGCGCAATCTGTGAGCTACCATAAGGCTTGTTACCCAACGGATTATAAGGCACATAACTAAAAGTGGGATCCGGGCTACGCGGATCAAATAATACATTCAACCTATTACTATTATCACGCTGACCTATGAGATACTCCTCCGCATATACAGGATCATCGCCGCCTATCCGCTCAAAACTCATACTCCAAGGCGACACATACTTAATAAACAAAGGCGTTGTACCATCCTCAGAGAATACCAACTCACCACAAAATGCGCCCTCCACATAAATACCATACATGAATCGCTTAAATAACGATATAGGATTATGACCCCTACGTGTCATACCATCAAAGAAAGACTGAACTATATTACGCGACCTATTGTTACCAAGCAACTCATATCTACGTATACCATAATCACGATACATAGTGACAGCGGAACGCATCTCATCAGACGACTCCACCAACGACTCAATAGCCTCCGAAATAGGCTTGTTAAATATATCCTTGATCTTAAAATTCTGCTGACTAAAACGCTTGGTTTTCTCATCAGGCCGTATCAAAGAAACCCTGCCCAAGTTACGTTCACCCGGACTATCAACAGAATTGCGACCATTGAAACCCAACATAATATCTGACATATCAGGCTTCCTACCAAACAAGGCTTTTGAGGCACGTTTTACGCGATCCATTATAGCCATACGTTATTATCCTCACGTTCAATCACAGAACTAAAATCATAGATAGACATATCAGCGGCACGTCGCACATAGTTAATCACATAACCCAACGCGTCAATAGCGTCATCGCCATGATCCATAGGCGCATCCTTGTTCTCATTATACTGCAAACCACGTAACTCGCCAATCAAATCTTTAGGATAATCAGAAGCATCAGGATGCGGATCGCTATTACACAATAAACCTTCATGAATATACAAACCACCAGGCTTACCTTCCACCGCACGCCTTAATGCCGCCTGTATCAAGAAAATACGATCCATAACCTTACCCTTATAAGCGAATACACTATGGATATTTGTTTCTTTTTTCAAGAGTTTTTGCCTATTTTCATCATGATCAATAACCGTATGAAGAATAGTCTCACCAACAGAAAGTTCCTTCATTTGTTCGCCCATCTCCAATATATCAGAATGCGTCTTACGCCATTCACGATATACGGTTATATCACCCGTCTCCCTATCCACCGCCACCCATAAACATACACTAGGATGCTTTTGACCCCAATCACAACCCCTATAGACATCGCATTTTGTTAAATCAGGTAGCCTGTCTACTATATTAGCAGCCTCTACAATGAATACCGCACCTTCCGGCGACTTCCATAAACCCTTGAACCACCGATCATGGAAAATACCTACCAGGTTCTTATCCATTCTATCCACAATACTATATTCAGCCGCTTTCTTACCATTCCTAAAATAAAGCGGATTATCCTCAAATCCAAAATCTATCCAATCTATTTCACCGTTTAACTTCATTTGATAGATATGATTATCTTCCCTGTCAGGATTAGCATCACAAATAATCAAAGATTTAGGACTATCATCCTCATATTTCAACCCACCAGCG